CAGTTCTAGATAAGTTTAATCTAGTTCCTCTTTCCGAGGTGCGTCTCTTACCAAGTAAATTGCTTGGAAAAGGTGCCTGATATGGAGATATCCGATGGTTAGGGCAATTAAAGCCTAAGGTTGAACCCGCAGGAAAGGTAAGGGTGTTTGCCATCGTTGATGGGTGGACACAATCCTTGTTCAGCCCTTTGCATAAGAACCTCGCTGGAATTCTTTCTAGAATCCCAAACGATGGAACTTTTGACCAGGACGCTGCTAGACGACGTTGCCGAGAGAAAGCAGTTAAGTATAACTGTGCTTTCGGTTACGATTTGTCTGCGGCTACTGACAGGCTTCCAATTAAGCTGCAAGTAGATATACTTGCTGGACTATTTGGAAGAGATACTGCAGAAGCTTGAGCAAAGATCTTAGTGTCTCGCGACTATTACTTGTTCCCCGAAAGGGTCAAAGGTAGTCCTAACGAACCTACTCCTTTCCGATATGCGGTAGGTCAACCTATGGGTGCCCTATCTTCTTGACCAATGCTGGCTATCACACATCATATGATAGTCCAATATTGCTCTTTCCAGATCAATCCTCGTAACGGGGGTTGAGAAACTCGTTATGAGGTACTTGGAGACGACATCAATATTTTTGATGAAAAACTCGCCAACAAGTATCTCTGAGTTATGGAGAAGATTGGAGTTCCCATCAACCTAAGTAAATCCGTGGTGGCTAGAAATCGTCCTGTGGTAGAATTTGCGAAAGCAACTTCTATTGGGTTAGTCGACGTAAGTCCACTATCCTTCAAACAGTTTATTTCTCAAGACACTTTTAGAGGTCGTATCAACACTTTTATGAGCCTTATTCAGAAAGATCCCTCTTTCCTGAATAAACCTATATCTGTGTTTTATACGGTCCTCTCTCAGAGTCTGAGAGATAAACGACCACGTACGGATTACGTCTCTATACTAGCTCTCATGAATGGTTATTTTGCTAATAAGCATTATTTATCATACTTGATGAGCTTTGTAGACGTTTTTAGACCCACTATAGTGAAGGGTAAGTTTACTTTTTTAAACTTAAATATCTCTCTTTGCGAAGAGATATTGTCTTCTCTATGGAACAAGTCTCGATTGCCTAGCCCTCCACGTCCTTCTCAATCTTCAGTTATCCTGGAATGATCTGTAAAACAGGTCATTTTAGGACGCTTAGCTCGTATGGAGCGAAAGTATACTGACGATTGAGTGGAGCGTCAGGTCGCTCGCCATGTTGAAGCCTGTTTGGGTTCTCTTCGGGAATTTTCTCCAGAAGTCGCCCGAGGTCTCAACTTTGTCGTTCGAAATATATTCTTCAATCATAGGATTAACTCCTTAACCCTCTGAAACCACGCAATATTACGTGATCCAAAGGTCGGAGTGGACCAATTGATCCAGATCCTAGAGAAGAAACAGAACGAATTGTCTTGTTGATGTTATGTCGACAGACTTGGCGATCCTCCTGTGAAAGCAGACTCCATTTCGTTGGATCTAACGCAAGTTTTCGCGCTAGTAACGGAAGG